GGAAATGCTACGCCCGGTCTTGAGAGAATACTTTCTGTTGGTAGATCCATCAAAGATCTTGTAAACACTGTGGATCAAGCTTCTGGTTGTTTGGGCGTTTTGGGTGGTATGACTGGTCTATTTTCAGGAGAAACTCTCAATGGTTATTCAAGTCAAATTGCAGCAATGCTTGAAAGTGTAAATGGATGTCTAGCTGATCTAATAGCAATAATAGACGAAATAAACGCAATTAAAGCGGCACTTGCTGCAATTATTGCTGCAGATCAAAACTTTTTTAATCAAGCACTTGAAACTCTACGTCAAGCCGCATTGGCATCTCTTTTGGATTATATGTACAATGATCCTTGCGGAAGATTTTTATTAGAAAGTCAAATTGGACAAAATACACTTCTAAGTAAATTTACACGATAAATATACATATGACTACTTTAGCTGTAAGAACATTTCGAGATTTAGATTTAAATTTTACGCGACATCCTGCAACAAATGATGTCGCGACTCGTATTGGAGATCAAGCAATAATTCGCTCCGTACGAAATCTTGTTAATATGTCAAATTATGATAAACCTTTTCATCCAGAGGTCGGTGGAGTTATTCGTCAATTGTTGTTTGAAAACGTAACAGCAATGACAGCGCAAAACATAAAAGATGCAATTACTGATGTAATAAACAATTTTGAACCAAGAGTTTCTCTTTCAAGTGTCGTAGTAACTTCTCGGGAAGATCTGAATAGTTACGATGTTTCTATATCATTTTACATAGTCAATCAAGCAAATCCAACAACGATAAACTTATTTTTGGAAAGAGTAAGATAATATGGCGGCATCTAATTCAGTTTTTAGAATTGCAGAACTCGACTTTGATACGATCAAAGGCAATCTAAGAGACTATCTACGCAGTCAAAATCAATTTACGGATTATGACTTTGAAGGTTCTGGATTAAATATTCTTCTTGATGTTCTGGCATACAACACTCACTACATGGCATATTATCTAAACATGGTAGGAAACGAAATGTTTCTTGATAGTGCGCTATTAAGAAATTCTGTCGTGTCGCATGCCAAGCATTTGAATTATGTTCCAACTTCTATGGTAGGCTCGCGCGCAGAAGTAAATATCGTTGTCGAAGATACTACTCCGACCAGCGGCTATTCAACGATAACTCTACCTGCATACTCACAATTTGAATCAGAACAGATAGATGGAACCAACTATACGTTTGTAAATTTGGAAGCTTATTCCGCATCCAAGAATGTTACGTCAAACACATACACCTTTAGCAATGTATGGATAACACAGGGTGAAAATATCTCATATAACGTTGGTGTAGATGTAACAAACACCAGAAGACGCTTTCTAATTCCGGAAGCAAACATTGATACATCAACATTGCTTGTAACTGTACAGAATTCAGATACAGATAGTACAAAATCAACTTATCTATTGGCCGATGATGTAACAACTCTAGATTCAAATTCAAAAGTATATTTCTTGGAAGAATCAGACGCTAATAGATATACTCTTTATTTTGGCGATGGTTATATCGGCAAAAATTTGGATGACGGAAATATTGTTCAGTTAAGGTATTTGTCAACAAGCGGAGATGTATCAAACAAGGCAAATTCATTCACTCTTACGACATCGATTTTGAATTTCTCAAATGTTGTAGTCAATTCAATTTCTGCAGCTGCTGGCGGAGCACAGAGAGATACTATTGATAGAATAAAGTTTTTGGCTCCTAAATTCTATACCGCGCAAAATAGAGCAGTCACAAAAGATGACTATGGAACATTGCTTCTTAAAGATTATCCAAACATAGAAACAATTTCTGTGTGGGGCGGAGAAGAAAATGATCCTGTAGTTTATGGAAAGATATTCATTTCGATGAAGCCAAAGTCTGGTTATGTGATTACAAATATTGAAAAAGATAGAATTATTAGTGAATTAGTTGCAAATAGAAATATATTGACAGTTACTCCACAAATTGTTGATCCGGAATATCTGTATTTGAAGTTTGATGTGAGTGTAAACTATGATTCTACATTGACAAATACCGATGAAGCTGGACTAATTCAGATCATCAAAAACACTATTAGCAATTATAATGCAACTGAGCTGGAACAATTCAATTCTACGTTTAGAACATCAAAACTTCAAAACTTGATAGATATATCTGACAATTCATTTTTAGGAAGCGATCTAATTACCGTTACACAAAAAAGATTTGAACCAACTTTAAATGAATCAAAAAATTACACAATTGATTTTAATATTCCTTTGAATAGAGGAACATTTAAGGATAAGTTATACTCTTATCCGTCGTTCCAAATTTTGGACAATCAAGGAGTTTCTCGTGATGCTCTAATTGAAGAAACTCCGCTATCTTATACTGGAATTGATAGCATAGAAGTTCTAAATTCAGGATCTGGTTATACTGATAGTCCCACTGTAACAATAACTGGTGACGGAACAGGCGCAACAGCAAGGGCCGTAGTTGTCAACGGAAAAATCGTATCGATTGAAGTAGTTAATACAGGATCTGATTATACGGCTGCTGTAGTTTCAATTTCTGACTCTACGGGATCGGGAGCAACTGCTTCTGCCGTCTTGTCAGGACAAGTTGGAACATTGAGAATATATTATGTACAGACAACTACCGGCGAAAAAATAATAATCAATAGCAATGCTGGTAGAATCAATTACTCTACTGGTAGAATAAACCTATACAATTTCAAGCCTCTTTCAGTATCATCAAATCCAAACTATGCTTCCGGCGTATTGACAATAAACGCCATCCCATCCGAAAAGACTATTCATCCGCTTCGAAATAGATTACTTTCAATAGACTCGCAAGATCCTATTGCTATTCAGGCGAGACTGGAGAATGAGGCCTAATGGCAACGAAGAATAAAATATCAACAGTAGTATCTAGTCAGCTTCCAGAATTTGTTAGGGCAGATCATCCTGTATTTGTTGCTTTTCTACAAGCTTACTATGAATATCTTGAACAATCAAATAACACCTTAAGTTTTGGTAAAACTGTAGAACGCGCAAAGAATATTCGCAATTACTTCGATACCGATAAAATTACAGATACTGGTCTTGAAGAATTCAATACACATTTGTATAGTGAATTTTTATCTCTTGTCCCAAAAGATACACCGTCTGATAGATCGAAGTTACTAAAAAATATTAAGGACTTCTATCGAGCAAGAGGTACCGAAAAATCCTATAATTTTCTTTTTCAACTTCTTTTCAATGAACAACCAAAATTTTATTACCCTAAAAATGACATTCTTATCGCGTCATCTGGTAAATGGTTAGTTGAAAAATCAGTTAGATTGTCTGATGTGTATATCAATGGAACTGCGGATGAAACAATTTCAAGTCTAACAAAATTTAAGAATACACTAATCGTAGGAAATACATCTACTGCTCAAGCCCAGGTTGAACGTGTTCTTGTATCTTATGAAAATGGCGTAAGGTACAATGAATTCTTTCTATCAAAACAAGAAGGAACTTTTACCTCTGGTGAAAATGTATTTGCAGTAAATATTGACGGCGAAACATTAAGCGGTAATCTTATTGCCGGATATGTTTCGTCAATAGTAGTAAATTCTGGAGGAACTGGTTATACGGCCGGAGTATCTGTTCCAATTACAGGCGGATCCGGTAGTGGTGCTACAGCAGTAATCGATAGAGTAAGTAGTGGAAATATTTCAAACGTTACAGTCGTAACAAGTGGTGCAGGATTTAGAGTTGGAGATTATATACTATTTACAGGTGGTGGTGGAACCGGAGCAAATGCAAATGTCTCGGCCGTTGCTGCAAATGGCTATTTTCATCCTAGCTCATACAACATCAATTCAGATATCATAGAAACATATAATGCAACTGCTATCGGAGCGTATAGCAATTCGTCTGGCGGAAATGCAAATACTTCTATGGCAAATACATTGACATTTTTCTTGTATGCAAATACAGGACCAATGACTACAGTTCAGGTTTTTTCGGGCGGAAATAACTATACAACACTGCCTAGTGCAACCGTTTCCGGAAATACAAGAATCAAAAATCTTGGCATCTTAGGAAAACTAAAGATAAATTCTGGAGGGACTGGTTATTCGAATGGTGCAAGACTAATATTTACAAACGTTCCTGGTGGATACGGTTTTGGGGCAAATGGAAACGTTGTTGTGAATGCAACAGGAACAATTATTCGTACAAATTTTAGACAATTAAGCCCAGGACAAATTATTGGCGGATCTGGTTATCAACTCAACTTTTTACCAACTATTACAGTAAGCGGTAGCGGTTCGGGCGCAAACATTACCGTAGAAACGTTATTGGGTTTTGGCGGAGAACTTACACCCGCAACAGGATCTCTTGGCGTAATAGAATCGATTAGCATAACAAATAGAGGAAGTGGATATACCTCTTCTCCAACAATAGATCTTACCGGCCTTGGAGATGGATCTGCAAATGCAACTGCGAATATCGTAGCAGGCGTCTATACATATCCAGGTCGTTTTAAGGATGATACTGGTCTATTGAGTAGTTCAAATTATCTTGAAGATCGCGATTACTATCAAAACTTCAGTTATGTAATCAAGTTAAGAAAGTCAATCGAGGAATATCGCAAGTATGTAAATGATCTTGCTCATCCGGCTGGCATGAAGCTTTGGGCTGAATATGTTTA